CTGTGGCTGATTTTTCAATCTTCTGGTCAATCTAGGCATCCATGATCTTCCACCTTAATTTATTCCCCGAAGGTAAAGTAAACTCTTGAATCAATAAATTGGCATCAGGAGGATTCTTAATCTCAATTTTCCTTAAGTCATAAGAAACCTTGTCCTTCTGGTTACACGAGGGACAATGCGTTTCAAAATAATACTGTGACCCAAGAGACAAGATCCTCAGTTGAACCAGATAATACCACCGATCCGTCACCACCATCTTTGCAACAAGAGGTCTGACTTGAGGTCCTGTAACCGAACCAAACTCAAGAACACAATTAGCCATCACCTCGGTCATCTTTTGAGCTGCAGACATATTAGAAGCTAAAACATCTTCCTCAGGTCCAGCGAGTTCTCTATATTTAATCTTTTTTAAAACTTGTCCTTCATGAACTACTCCTGTGGGGAGTTCTAAAGCTGCAACGCAGCTTTTGGCATTTTCCATAATTACCCTTTCAACATCATCTCAACTTAAGTCGTATTGGACTTACTCGATTCAAAGATCTGATCAATCGTTGTCTTTGCTGGACAGCGAATGGTTTCTGACTCGGTAAACTCGTTTGGATAGAACTTATCATTGGCTAAAAGTAAAACCCAATAAAGTTTAGGATCTCCATAAATAGCATCAGCCACAAGATCAATCTGATCCGCTTGAATCCGAGTCAAACAAACATACTGATCATTATCACTATACGCAATATCTGGATACTGTGTAGCATCCCAAAAAGTAAACCCTTGGTACTCTAAAAGATTGGTGAGTTGGAGCCATGAGGAACTTTGTAATGCAATTTCCATTATTCCTTTTTCCTCTTCTTCTTAGAAGGAGCCTCACTGCCCAGAGGAACCATATAAGGAGCCACGTTAACCGTTGACGTAAAAGGAACAGAAGCACCTGCTTCCTTCAACTCGGAATCCTGAAGTGCTGAAATCTTTTGCGAAAGATGCAATAAATCCTTTGCATCTAGTTTTTGTTGAAGCTGCATCAAATAATCTGAATCACCCTTGGCAGCAGCATCTTGCAAACAATTGGCAATTTGATCAGCATCCCCTTGACTCTGAGCTAATACATACTGAATAAAAGCTTTATCAAGAACAGTCAGTCCCTTATCTTGAATTTCATCCTCATTCAGATCAGATCTCTCTTCTTGTTCATTCGGAGATAACTTTGTATAGATTAATTTATTTAAGTGCTTAATGTTCAACTTGTCTGCTAAAGAAATCAGCTCTTTTCCACTCAAACCCAGTGTCTCACCTTTTTTTTCAAAAGCCTTAACAATTGCACCAATCACTTCATCATGAGTCGCATTAACCAGTTCTAAAAGTTTATTCCAACGCTTTTGCATCCCTTCTTTTGATAGAACAGGATTAGCCAAAAATTGAACAAAATAATGTAAGTTGTCTTTAAGCTTCTCTTTTTCCATATATTCCATTCTACAATGACACAGTTAAAAGTGACACAATTTCTTTTTTTTAAACAACTTGATATCATCTAAGTGTAGGAAGGTGTTTATGCGAGTCATATGGAAACCCTACCAAGGATATGACCTGTTCGGTAGGCCAAAAATAATGAGTGGTCAAATTGACGAGGATCTTTCAGTTCTCAATAAGATCCGCTCAATGCCAAAAAAGAAACCCTTGACCTATGTTCAGGCAGAGGTTCTTTATTGGAGTGAAATCGCTCAAGCTATTTTAGAAAATTCAACACCTCCTCCATTAGATCCAGTCCAAACAATCGATTGGATCTCTTCTCAAGGGTTCCATATCGAACTCACAGGAAACGAATTTACAATCCTATGAAAATCGTGTGGAAGCTTTAATGTAAATGGAAAACCGATCATCACGAAGGGTCCAGTGGACGACGATGATTCAGTGCTTAGGCAAATCCTTTCCATGCCAAAAAAGAAGCCCTGCACTTATGTACAAGCTGAAGTCATGTACTGGAGTGATATGATACAAGCCATAATGGAAGAAGATAAAAACCCACCCCCATTAGGCCACAACGAAATGGTAAATTATATTTCTAATCAGGGATTTCACATCGAACTCAAAGGTGATGAATATAAGATTATTGACAATTAGTTCAGGACAATAGCCCATAAATCATCAATCAGATCCACATTGCCAAATGCTGCATGAACTAAATCCTTCACCTGATGATAAGCATTTCCACAGATCACCTTTTTCGCATTGGGTTTTTGACCTGAAAAATTTTCGATAAAAACTAGATCTGCACTTTGATCACCCAGAGTATCCACCCGAGTTAAATGTGGCACAACAGACATCGCTTGAGTCACTTCAGAATCATTTCCAACTTGAATCGCAGAGTCATACCCCACACAAACATGATGAAGCCAATCCAACTCTTCAACACTTAAACAACTGGATCCACTTGGAATATATTTGACATAAGGACGAGGTTCAAAAATAAACCCAGCTTTTTTAAGCTGATCCTGATGCTCAACCACATACCGAGGAAATGTAGAATCAATCTCTACAAATTGATGATGACCCCCAAGGACTCCAAAACCAAATTTCAGATAAGCTTCAATCTTGGCTTTGTTATTAAACCGCTGCACAGAAGCTTCCTGATGTGAATAGGAATCCAGCTTCATCCCTACCGCTTTAGCACCCCCCACAGAAGAAAAATGCCAACCCCCATTCTCAACCAGAGGATGATTCTTATGTCTTAATTGTTCCAAATTCCCTGCAGTTCCTGTAGGCATCACACAAGCATACCTCCAATCTCCACAAGGACAATTCAGGTAACCCCCATAGCTTTGCATGTGCAGTTGTTTTGGAGAAGAAATCGGTAACATGGACTTTAAGGTTGAAGCTCTTGGGATTTCATCCACATCACTGACAATCAGATAATCCCCCCTTTTTGAAGGCCAACCCCTTAAAATAGCGTTTCGTTGCCACGCTTCTCTCTCCCAGGGATTATTTCCCATCGGCATGTCTTGAACCACAATGTGAATGATTTTGGGAAGGAACTTTTCAAATCGAGATTTGTTTTCGTTAAAATAAAGAGGCTTTTGTTTTTTGGAAAAAGTCAGGTCTGATTCCACTAAAATAAAATAATCAACAACATCATCAAGTTCATGAAGTCTGATTTCTAAAAGATCAAATTCATTCAGAAATGTAAACCCATCAAAAATCATCGTCTTGCTTCTACCACCCCACTCTCAGGATCATACACAATTGGACCATAATCAGCTATGAGTTTTTCGGCATTCGTCCCTCGAATGGTTCTTTCAAGTGCAGTAGTAGGATCAATAAAACTGACTCCAGGAGAGACAATATAAACCTCATTAAATCCTATTTTTTTTAAGACCTCTTCCATCAGACCTGCACTCCAAATAAATTGGTGTCCATGCTTCTTCATCAGGCTATCCAGTAAAAAAGGATGAGGATCAAAATCAATCCCTGAAAACCCAAGTTTTTTGAGTGATGTATCTTCCACTATGAAATAAGGTTTTAACTGTTCATTGGCAAAACGTTTCCCAATTTCATCATTTTGAAAAGAAATCAAAGTCTCAACCATCGGAGCAACAACCCTGAAAATCCCCCCTGGTTTAAGAATCCTAAAAGCTTCTTGAATAAAAGATAAACCCGAAAAAAAAGAAACATGCTCAATCACATGTTCTGTAAAAATAACATCCACACTTTGATCTGAATACTTTAGTCTCTTGGTAATATCTTAATCTGACTCCTTAAGAGATACCCATCCTTCTGGTGCTTTTTCCCAATGACCACCCAATATAATTTTCATAATATTGCAGGTTCTCCCCAAGTCCATTCTCTTAAGAATCCTAATTTCTGCAAAGTCTTTATCGTCCCAGGATGAGTTAATCCTGGTAAATTCAACATCCCAAACCATCCCTGATCAGTAGATTCATAATTTAAATTCCCAATAAATTGTTTAGGAACCCCCATCAGAAATGTTGTGTATTCCAGATCATCTTTTGAATAAATAGATTCATTTTTTAATATGTACTTAGGAATAAACCCAATCTCTTCCTCGCATTCCCTACACGCAGCTTCAAGTGGGGTTTCTCCAGGTTCCACCATTCCACCAGGAACACTCCATAAGTTCGGAGCTGGAACTTGAGGTGATCTTTTTATTAAATAAATTTCACTCAAACATTCAAATAAAATTCCAGCCGCTTGTCGTTTAGGAACCCCAAATTCATCCAGTCTAAAATTTAGGTATTGAGTCATGTGAACTTATATTTTCCTTTTGATTCTTTTGCTGCTACTTTTACAGCCTGCACGACACATTTAGGTGCAGCAGAATAAAGATGTTTACATAAATATGGTGTAATATTTCTATTTCTAATCATTGGAGGTTTCATACTATCACTCTGATGGTCTCCTTGAAATTGGACAAAAGTAGTAGATCCTATTTTTGCAACAGCATATTGACAAAAGTAGTGCCAATAAGGACACCCACAAGTCACCCAAACTGGGTTATCATACGAAGGTTTTTGAAAAATATTTTGATGAATCTCTGTCGGATAGAACTCAATGATAACGTCATAAAATTGAGTCTCAGTGTGTCCCTTTGATCGAGAAGTGAATACAATTGTGTTAACCCCCTTCTGCTTATGAGGTTCTACACTCATTACTGTTGTTGTAGTCAATTTCGACCTTTGTATGACTGGTGTAGGTGTGTTGTTCATCAACTGACGTAAGGTTTTCGTAAATCCTCCTACAAACCTAAAGAAAATTCGTTAATCAACGTAGGTCTTAAAGTAAGTTCAGCAATAGAGATCTCACCTCCCAATGCATCAAAGTCACTCCCTGATTTATACCGAATAGGAATACACCCTTTTAACAACCAAGCCTTTGCAGGAACATACCCCAGCAAATCATTGATCGGAATAAAAGAATTTAAAACATTGTTTGTCCCTGCACCAGTATTGGAAAGAAGGGCAATACTTGAAAAATGAATCAATAAGAAATTCCTTCTGTATGAACTTAACCCCCAAATCGCTCCATTGATCCAGTCATAAAAATCGGAATTAAAAAATTGAACCCCTTGATGCAGTTCAATGTCACCCACTGTAGCAGATACCCCCACACTCGTCCTGTACTCAAAATTTCCTTCCTTGATTTCCTTGACTTCCATATTGATCTCAGGAGTGGAAATACTTTTAAAACCAAACCCTGCACTTAAAACAGGAGGACTCTCAAAACTGACCTCCATTAAATGAAAACGGTAATTAATCAGGTAATCAGAAATTCTAGAGCTTCTACCTATTAATGATGTTCTATTTGCCATTTAGGTCACCGTTGCATTAGAAGTTCCAGGAGTGGTCTTTCCGTACCTGAAGAATTCGGGTTGGAACTCAATCTCATTGACAGAAATGGAACTGTCCAACGCATCAAAATCACTCCCTGGTCGAAAACGAATGGGTAGACAATTCATCGCCACAATAATGAAAGATTGAGGTGCAGTTGAAATCTTAAACTCTGGAGCATTTCCAGTGATATCATTCCGATGATAATTCACAATAGTCACATTCGTCCGGTAATTATTCCCCTCAGCACACGCCTTAATCCAGTTTGCAAACCCAGTGTCATTCACAACAACACCCCTTTGAAGGGTAATACTCGTAAAACTGGATCTCCCAGGATACATCTTGGAATAAGTCCAACTGCCTTCGGAATATTCAATGTGATCAATGTTGTGTTCGGGAACACTGCAATGACTGAACCCACCTACCAAAGAACCCGAAGATTGAATAAAGGAACTCCCACCTGCATCATCATAAACAAGAAACCTGAAAGACTGATAATAATCACCCGTTTGGTCAAACCGAGTTGTTGAGGGAACACTAATGGGCATCCCAATCTCCTTAGATGGATGTTCCTTGGACCTCGACTCCATTGATAAAGAGTCTGAAATATTCCATCTCGATATCCAAGTCTTCAATGGAAATTTCAGCAGATAAACTGTCAAAGTCAGAACTGGTCTTGACTCGGGTACAAAAAGCATTGAAACAATGAATCTCCCGATAAGGATTCACATTGAGATAATCCACAAGACCTGACACATCATCTCGATGATAATGCTTCACCACAAGATTCGTTCGATACTTTTGGTTTTCCGCTGCAGCTCTTACCCATGCAAAAAAACTGGTATCGTTTTTGACAATCCCTTTGGTTAAAGTCAAAGGAGAAAAAGTGGTTTCCCCTGGATATTTCCTGCGGTAAACATAAATCCCTTCCTGATACTCCACGCTTCCTACCGTCATCTCAGGAGAGGTACAAGTATTGAATCCAGCCGCAGGGGTACTCAGATTCAAAAAACCCGATGAATCTACGACATGAAATCGTTGGGAAGAAAAAGGGTCAGTGGACTGACTACGTGCTGTTTCTGTCATTTTCTACTCCTTAACTGGAAATTTGTGTCGCATCAAAAGTTTTCTGAATCAAAAGGAGTATCCACTGAGCCGAAATATTTGGCTTAATGTACTCATTGACCTGAATAATCTGCTGCTCTTGAAGCGATTGAGGATTATTGGTTCCATCACAAACCACCAAAAAGGCTTGTTCTTTCTTGGGTACTCCACTCCCAATGACCCCCAATATATATTGATTCTCCAAAAATGCATCGAGTCGAGCCTTAATCAAGCTAAAAGTCACTGGACCAATATTTTCAAACAAAATGTCCACCAGACCTGCCTGTTGAGCCAACTCTAAAAATGTAAAACTACGTCTCACATTCACAGATGTATAATCTCCTACCACCTGTAAAGTCTTATCACCCCAAATTGCAGTTCCTACCGCAGCATCCGATCTCAGTGGATTAATCTGTGCAGGATAAACCGTGTCTCGATCATTCTGTGTGACCAGTCTTTCAAGACTCGAAATAAACGATAATTGCCCACGATTCACACCCGAAGGAGATTTTCCTACATTTTCGGTCTGATCCGTATACGCATATCGACCTGCAATATGCCCATGTGCAGGAATCAGTTTCGGGTAATTATTGTTCAGTGGATCAGGGACATTGACCCAAGGCCAATACATCGCACCATAGCTCGATTGAGAAGCAAGAATATTCCGTTTATAGTTGACAGCCGATGCTGCATTACTCCCTTGAGGAGGAGTCAGGATAATCAAAATACTCTTCGTCGTACTCGCATACCCCAGTAGCGTTGAATCGGTTCCTGGATCCCCTACAAAATCAGGTAAAGCCAAAGACATCTGTAAAGGCTGTAACGTATCAAATGCATAAATCCCAGTCTCATTACTTTGTGCAATCGCACCCACTACATCTGCTGCTGTTACTTGTGAACCATCGGTTCCACCCGAAAGAGTAATCGTCACACCCGAAGCAGGAGCCGTAATCAGATTCGTCGTAATCACATCACCTAAATCAGGTGCAGGTGAGAATACGACATGAAGAGTTCCTAATGTATAGTTAATGGTTCCTGTCACACCCGATACCGAAGTAATATTTCCTAATCCATCATCCGTTGCGACTTGAACCGCATCCACTAAGATTTTAACCGTTGTCGGACCCATCGGTGTGTACGCTGACAAATCCACATCAAAACTGGTCTGATGACCATCACCTGTTCCAACCGGAATATTCGATACCGATGTGGGTTGAAGTGCTGCTGGAATTCCACCCGTATTTGCAGTAAATTTCACTGTTTCTGACTGATTCTTCATCACAGTCGCAATGTAACTCGAACTCGTTGGATGAACTAAATCCAAAGCTTTAAACGTTTCTTCAGTCGTTAAAAGTCCAGTCGTTGAATCAATCAACGCAATAGAAACATCAAAAGCAGAATAACTTGCCGTTGATTGAGTATAATAACTCGGGTTCCCCGATAAAGTAACTTGTCCTCCATCAGCCCAGACACCCCGTCCTAAAGCCTGGACATCCCAAGTCGCTACAAAAGATCCACTGGCAAAAGTCGCATCACTGTGAAGCTGTCTGACAAATGCAAGTTGATTCCCACCGTTCTGGTAATAAGCCGCAGCACAGAAAGGAATATAAGATAAAGTGTTAAACCCACCGAAAGTCGCAAAAAATTGAGCAAGTGATCCAAATGTTAAAGCCTTTCCCTCGGGTCCCCTGGGTGAGTAACCTGACATCGCAAATGTCGATGTCGATGGAATTGGAATCGTATTGCTTTGCCCCTGGACTTCCTGAACTATGACATCAGGTGATAAAAAATTAGCCAAGTGAAAACCCTCCTTAGAAATCCTTTCCCTACTTCATGTAGGGTATAAATTTTCCGTCGGTACAAAACGAATAACAATCTCGTTCAGAGAAGTTTTTAAACAAAAATCTGTTTCGTTTCTTCCAGCTTAGTTAGTTTAACACTAACTAAATTATCGAGGCAATACCTTTGCCCGAAGTTGAGTATGTTTTTCGCAGCGTTTACATCTCGATCATGACTAGTTCCACAACTAGCGCATACCCAATCTCTTACGTTTAACCCACTCAAACCTTTGGGTCCGGTTAAGGATCCACAGTTCGAGCAAGTCACAGTGGTATTCTTCGACTCAACCAATTTTACAACTCTACCGCAGGAACTGCCTTTGTAGAGCATAAATTGCCTGAGTTGGGACAATCCTGCATTTGCAACGCTTTTTCCAAAGCGGTTGGACATTCCCTTCAAATTATCATTCGTAATATAAATTTCTTTATAATCTCGGATGAGATCATGACTGATTTTGTGATTCCGATCCTTCCTTTGCCGTGCAATTCTTTCTTGAATCCTTGCCGTTTTCTTTTTGCTTTTTCCACGTTGATTCTTCGCAAGTTGATCCGCAGATTTTTTCAACTCCGTTGGTCTTTCAAAAACAACTCCATTGGATAAAGTCAAGAGATCCTTAAATCCTGTATCAATCCCAATTTTTTCGTTTGTAGCTAAAACAACTTGTTGATGTTCAGTTTCTTTAAAAACCACCACTGCATAGAGTCCAGAAGCTTTTTGAATAATCCGAACAGTTGAAGCAATGGATCCTTCAGGGAGTCCCTTGGTAAAGCTATGGAATTTGATCCATCCTAATTTTGGGAGTTTGATTCGATAATTTTCTTTATCTAATTTACAAGCACTAGGAAACTCAAAAGAATTGAGTTTATTTTTTACCCCTTTTAATCTAGGTTTTTTCCCTAAACCATCCCAACATCTTTTCCAAGCATTAAAGGCTTGAGAAATTGTTCCTTGTAAAGCCTGTGCTGATATTCCACATTTTTTTGCATGTCCAGAGGCTAAATTAAATAAGTCAAATGCTGAATATCCAAGTCCTAAATATTTCCGTAATTCGATGGTTTTTATTGCCCAATTATAAACGCCAGTAAGATGCCAAAGATAAGCTTTAATCTCTCGATTCAGCTTTCTGTTGCGTTTAAGTTTGAGTGCTCTAGAAATCATATAGATTTTGATTTACCTCAATATCCAAGTTGATCCCACTGACAGAACCCAATCCTGTAGGTATATTGGCAATATCTAATTCACCCTCAACCCGAAGTGTCAATGCATATCCTCGTACAGCAGTCACAGGATCGATCATTTCTTGTAAATTTGCAATCGAACCTTCCCAATAATACTCATAGGTTCTTCTTAATCCTAAACTATCGTACACTATTAATTTACCAACAGGATACAAACTATTCAACACGTTTAATAAGATGGTCTGTGTCGGAGCCTCATATCGATCCCAAATCGAAATCGTATAGGTAATATCATGAGGAAATGCCTGAAACTTAAATTGAGACTCCATGTACCCAGAAACACCATTCACAACCGTTTGTGTTCCCGATACACCCACCTTGTATTCCAGTTGACCTACCCCCATCCATCGATGCATAGAAAGAGCAACATCATCCCGATTCACACTAATAAACGGATAAATCATTTTTTGAAAAATCGCCTCGGGATGAGACATAAAAACAGGAATACTTTTACTCGATCCATCAGGGAAAAAACCAGAAACCGTCAATGTCCAACACGGATCTTCCCGATTGGTGGGATTAGGAACTGCACCCATTGTCATCAGGACACCTCGGTCAAAGTGCCGCAAGAACACAGAACCTGTGATGTTGTTATAAATAGGAATGGTCAACTAAGTTCCTCCGGTGGTTCCTCGTTCACGATAAACCCATCATGTAAAGCTTTATGAATGGCATCCTTCACAATAGGAAAATATTGGTCTAACCATTTTTGCTGATCCTCAATTGAACTCTCAACATCAGGGGGATCTTGAATTTCCTCACTATTAGCCAACTCTTCCATGACATCAAGAATCACATCAGAAGCGGCATCAAATTCCTCAATATCCGCTTCTTCTCCGATAATTTCATCAATCAGTGCTGCAATGGCATCATCCACCAAATCCGCTACTGGAATCTCTTCTTCTTCCATAACCCCTACCTGATCTTCTGTTGAAACTTCTCCATCCGTTTTACTTCATCCTGAGTTAATTTTATACGATAATGTCGTATCAAGCGATACCGAGTATACCTTGGATCCAACCAAAGCCGAATCAATTGATCATCCTTCTCAAGACGCTTCATTCCTTCCTTCTTAATCCAACGCAGTGAAGGTCTCCAATGAGGTTTAGACTTCTTCACTAATCCAAATTCAATCCTTAACGCCTCTGCCTCAATATCTCGAATCACCCTTAACTTCTGGTACACCATAAATCTTGGAGTAAATTCTATTCCATGTCTAATCATTTTAGCCTTAATTAATGCACCTTGTCGAATATTCCTCTCTTTGGTTTTTTCCACCAAATCTTCAGTCACAGTTTTTAAAACCACCTGTCCAGCCCGAGGACTAGGAATAAAAGGAATCGTCTCAACTGTCCAAGGACCATGAGTTTCCAAAATGTCTTCAATAGGATCATCATTAATCCGAGTCGGGAATCGACTCACCACCGTGAAAATACTCGTCTTAGGATCATACTTAGCGTCTCCAATCGGCTTTGCAGAGGACACAACAGCCCACCAAGACTTCCTCGTCTTATCCCTGAGTTCTGCAAGAATCAGAGATTTCTTGTAAACAGTGCTCCCTTCAAGCCCACTGATCCGTTGAAGAAGATTTTTATAAAAAAGCTTGGTCGCTCTTTTCCCAAACTCAAATAAAAACCACGTATACCGATCGAGGATATCCTTACTCCCATAAATGGAATTAAACTTCTTCCACTGTGGATTCGGAGTGATCTTAAACATCACATCACTTGAGACCCATGCCCTACACCCCAAATTCGATTCAAGTAATCATTGAAACTTAAACCTTGTGCGGTAGCAGCAAGTCCCAATGCGGCAAGAGATAACCTTTCGGGATCCACTTTGTCTTTAGGAACAGGGACAATATCTCCATAATCAATCAGTTTTAAAAATTCTTCGTAACGAATTTTCAATGCTTTTTGACCATGTAGGTAATAAACCCATCCATCCCTGACTTGAGAAAAATAAATATAATTCGTTCCACCTCTTCTCGTTTCCACTTCAAAGACATCTCCGTGGAAAAAATATCCAGCATTAGTCTTTATGTAAGAGGCTACACCTGTCAACCTTTCTCGGTCCTGGAGGTTCTTCAGGTATGCCTGAAACTCCAAGTCGATGACTTCCATTTCCATTTTCTACTCCCTTAGAACGGCTGATAAAATCCCTCATCAACCGAATAATAGTCTCCTTGACAAACAACCCTTGAGACTTCACTGCATCAATAAAAGATCGAGCCACTTTGGATTCTACATTCACCATGAATGGCCTGACGATTTTTCCTTCGCAATCCATACAAATAAAAATTTCTTTATTATTCCTATAGATTTTTATAAAAGCTTCTTTTGGTAATTTACACCACGGACAAATTTTCATATTTTAACCCGACTTGAAACAAACTTCATCCAAGTCTCATCTTCCCCTAAGTCACACCATTGACCATCCACCTGATGGATGATCAATCTTTTTTCTCTTAAATAAACACGTAAAAGACTAGTAATTTCTAATTCCCCTCGATCTGACATCGATAACCCTTTGACATACGAAAACACATCAGAAGGAAAATAATAAAGTCCTGTCAAGATGCGAGTATGATCAGGTTCATCAGGTTTTTCTACAATGTCATAAGGTTGACCATCTGAAAACGTAAGCACTTGTCCAAATCTTTTGGCTTGTTCAAGAGAACCAATATCGTATTCCCATACATATGCATCCCTAGAATTCTTGGGTATTGAAAAAATTGAAGTTTGAATTCTCTCGAAATAATTATCTCCAAGAAGAAGTAAAATTCCTTCAGATGAATCTCTGTGTGCAACACGATTTAATACATCGGCAATACCAAAACTTGAATCTTGAAAAGAATATTCAACATACTTGAAACCATATTTAGACCCATCTTGAATATAATCAACAATTTGTGCTGCGTGCTTTGAACCAGTTACTATAGTTAATTCATCAATAAAATGTAATCTTATAAATTTTAATGGTTTATCAATCATGAGTTCATTTTTTCCAATAGGACACAAATGCTTATTCATGTAACGAGTCATAGGTAAAAGACGTGTACCTTCTCCACCCGCAGCTAATATTGTCTTCATAAAAAAACCTCTGGTATTTCAGGCAAATTTTTATCTTTTACTAAATCAGTAACAGTTCTATTCCCAGAAACCTTTCTTTCTCCAGCAGGCAAACATTTCTTAAGATGATTAGACATTTGATCAAAAAATATTTTGTCCTTATAAACCATCGCTATCCAGTCATCACTCATTCTTGTTCGTTGTACTCCGTGGACATACCAACTATTTCTCGATTCGCAAATTGACTTCACTTCAATTGTAAAAACTTTTTGTTCTCTTTCAATGATTAAGTCTGGTCCTTTAACTTTTGATTGAGTGATATTCCATCCTTTAGAAATTAAAAAATCCTTAACTATACATTCTGTTTTTTTTGCTTTTAAAATATTAATACTTTGAGATGGATCAAATACAGATTTACCACCATTTTTATAAAAATTATTCGCTCGTCTATTGTTTTCACATGCTGGACACATTAAACCAGACCATCTTTTATTTTTATCATCAACATATATCCATCCAGATTTTTTACTTTTCGATGTTTTTTTCGGAATTCTAATCCTAATTTTAATTAAAAAACAAGATCGGCATTTTTGATTTTTCTTTACAAAAAATTCTTTCTTTTCTCTTCTTTTTTCTAAAATTTTAGGATCATTATTTCTCTTAATAGAATTTCTTTTTGATTCTCCTAAAGATCGACAAGATGGACATAAAAAACTATTCCATTTTCTTCCATTACTGTCTTTCCATTTTTTTGTAATGTCACAGAAAACTAAATCACTCTCAATATGACAAACTCTACAAGTTTTCCTTGTTGTTTCAATTTTCTGCATAACAACTCCACTAAAACTTAAACGGAGATTTAAAATCTTTCAACTTTGGATAACTCTTATCCTTATCACTGATGATACAACTCTTCTCTTTCCAAGGATAGGGCATATCTGGATCTATAGGACTAATCCCTCCATCGCTGGTAGAGTCATACTCTTCTGTACACCCATACTGAACAATCGTTTCATCTACGTCAGTGACCCAGAATGAATGAGCAAAACCCACAGGAACATAAACAGAAAGACCATCAGGAGTAAGATAAAATTGTTCCATTTTCCCATAGGTCGGACTCCCTGTTCTAATATCCACAACTACATCCACCACTGCGCCTCTGAGGACTCGTACCAACTTACCTTGTGAATTCTTAGCTTGATAATGTAAGCCCCTGATTACATTATAATGAGAAACAGAAACATTCCATTGTTTAAACTGAGGTAAAGGATAAACAGATCTTTTATAAGTTTCAGTAAAACTACCCCGTAAATCTGAATATACTTTATTATGAACAATAGAACACCCCAACAACGATTCAAATATTTTCATTCAACTTCTCCGCATAACGAGTCGAAACATACGTAAACACATCCCCTTGCCACGTACCTAATGAATGATCCTGTATTCCTTTTTTCAGTTTGGAATTATCCATACAAGTATTCATCGGTCTTAAAGCAATACCAAAATTTCCAGATACTTTATGAAAACAATCACTCGGAGCTTTTTTAAAAAGAGAGGCAATATAACTTGCACATTCATACCGAGTGCAAAAATTATCATGAGAGATATGGTAAAGACCTGGTAATGTTTTCTGAAAGGAACGAACAATAAGCTGCGCTACAAAAGCTGTAGAACAAGGACAACCCATCTGGTCAGTGGAAATGGGAATCTGAGTATGAGTTAAAATGGAGTTGACAATCCAATCCAAAAAATTCTCTCTTGTCGATCCAAACAACCATTGAACCCGATAAACATATCCACCTGCATCAAGAACAAATTTTTCAGAATCTAATTTTGTCTTTCCATACACCTGAAGAGGATTGGGAATATCTGTTTCCTGATAAGACTTTTTAAAAGGAAGATACCCATCAAAAACGTAGTCAGTTGAAATATGAATGATTTTTGTTTTTAATGCTTTAGACGCATTAACAATATACTCAACAGCCTGAGTATTGATCTGATATGCTTCTTGAGGATTGAGTTCACACCGATCCACAGACCTCATCACAGTCGTGTTGATAATTAAAGAGGGTTGAGTTTGAGTGATAAATCTTCTGACTGCTAATTCATTGGTTACGTCTAATTCCTGTCGAGTGGGTATGTTACATGGTGGGGCACCCGCACGATACAGTTCGTTCGTGAACGATTGCCCCAACATGCCATACCCCCCCAAGAGTAAAATCAAACGCTTGTGTCTCCGTCAACTATTTTTTTAATAAACTTAAAACGTGCCAATTCTTCTAGGAATTGTTCACGTCTTCCAGGTCTTAATCCTTGAATTCTGGATGATTCCTGTAATGCTCGGATATCTCTCGCAACAGCTCCAGAGTCATATTTTTCCTTCAACTCCCTGATATGATTCCAGGTTTCTTGGAGTTTTTTTAGTTCTAACTTCGCAGAATCATCTGACAGAGAAATAACCTCCGCAGCAGCCTCTACTTCTTTTAACATAATAATTCAACCCCTAATAATTACAACAGTTATTGGGAACCTACCGCTTTTCCAATGGCGGTTTTTTGTTTCCTTAAGAATCTTTTTGCACCAAATCGTGCGAATTTTCTAGACATTTTTGCAACAGTTGACTTTTTTATGTAGAGTTGCCTTACTACAGCAAGGAGTGCATCTTTTGCATGTTGCGGTGTTTCAATCTCAGGGACTTGTCCTTCCAGTTCTAATTCTCCAAGAACTGTTAATAAACCATCCACAAATCTTTCTAAGGTTTCAGTGGTTAAATGATTCTTATAATCATTTTCTAATTCAGTCTCTTCTTCATCTCCTTGTTCAACCAAAGGTGGGTGCTCACCTTGAACCGCTTCTCCATGAAACTTTTTATGCCGTTGAATCAGATGTTGTGCAAACTGAATCCCATTCATATTTCCCATCTGGGATTGCAGAGTATCTTTATTGGTGATCTTTACATCATCAGGACTTAATCCTACTTTTCTCAACTCATCAACAAAGTCATTCCAATCATTCCATTGTTCTTCATGAATAGATGAATATTTTTTTTCCAGTGCTTCGACTTGTTCTAATAAATCCATAATGTACCCCTATATCATTGATTCAATGGCACCAGAAATAGCCCGTTCAATTGCCTGTTGATCCAGTGCTGGCTCATCATACGCAAGTAACATCTCTACAGTAAATTGAGAATCCTTAAACTCAGGTTCAGTCTTAGGGTAATCAACCACTTCAACTTTTATTCCAGAATAATTCCCTGTGTGTCTTAAAGAATCCCAAAGTTCATCTTCCAATTTTTTCCTGAAATCTTCTGAACCAAATAAAGATAATTTATCCTGGAATACAGATTCAAAGTCTTCTTGATCTGTTGCTTCTTCAAAAGACTCTTTTCTCATATCTTCTACAAAACGAGACAAATGACCTGCATGAACCTTGATCTCAAACTTGGATTCCCCTGATTGCTCTGTACCCACAAGATCAACCGATACTCTTTCATCCAAAGTCTTATGATGAATCTTATTGAGTCTAAAATAAATAGCGTTCAGCTTTGCCGTAGACTCTTCAATACTCTTTTGTTCTTCTATAAGATACTGAGGAGTCACTTCAACAGGAGTTTTAATTTCCTCATGGATCGGTTCACCCCAACTGTTTAAAGCTGTTCCCACTCTCATTAATCACCCGAAATCTTTCTTTCAGGATCAAAAGAATCATTCCTGACCATATCACAATTGTAATGAGTGAAAACATCACTGTCATGTTCCCAACCATCCCGTTCAACACGTATCGTTTCAAAATACCAAGTCCTCAGTTTATTCCTTGCCCATAGCTGAAGAATATCTCCTGGAGTAATATGGTTTTGATCCGTATCCAGTGGAACCTTTAAGTCCTCTAGATTCCTCCTCGAAAACCACATCTTCCCCTCAAACCGTTCAACTAACCCCCCTCCATCATTCACATCTGTCAAAGTATCCGGCTTTTCAAAAAAACATAAAAGATGAGGATGATGTGGATGAGCTGCATTTCCAAAAGTCAAGTAATGCTGAGACTCAGGGTAAGGCTCCTTATATAAACAATCAATCTGTCCAAAAACCGATGAATCAACCGATACAGGTAAAATCTTATAAAACTTCCACAACACAGGATCAGGTGTACCTGCAAGTCTTAAAACCTCTAGACCGATCTGGTCAAAGAATCGATGTTCCCTCGAATTAAGCAATATTCCCATAGGAATACTCCTATCGGACTCTTAGCAAACCTTCTTGGTTTGATCCAACATGGTTTTCTTTTCGATGCTTTTATCCTTAGCTCCCTTAAGTGGACTTGTACGACGAAGCATCGATGTTTCTTTCTTCTGAGTTTCCCATTCCTTCAGGATATCCCGACGAGAATAACTCTTTGAGTCTTCCATGTGTTTCCCTGAGTCCGCTCCAGGTTTACCCACCTTAATCTTAGCAGCTGGGAGTTCAGTCTGTTGATCATCAGATTTCCCTGTGGCCTGTGCTACTGCACCATGATCCGCTCCTGGCTTCCCAAGCTGATTTTTCGTAGTCAAAGGCTTCTCACCATACTCAGTTCCTACTTCGCTCTCAGGCTTGGCTAAAGGCTTATCCACACCCATAACAGCAGGCTTGTCTTCTTTAGTCTTCATCTTCTTGTCTTTAAGCTGATCCACAGTCTTGTTATAAGCCTCTGGATCCTTCTGAACCAAAGGTGCCGTTGCTGTTTTCCAAGTAGGAGAATACGTTGACTCCGCTTCTGCTACTGGCTTTTTCTCTTCAAAAATAGGAAGACCAAAAAAATCCACACTCTCACAATCCATTCCAAAAGTTCTTTTCTCTTTCATGATTACTCCTTTAATCTCTTTTCCTTCTAATTGAATCCCAGGTGGGATCTCTCCATGAATAATGATTTCTCCAAAATCCTGAGCCGATGCCGTTTCAATCGCTTCATCCACATCACTTTGTTCTGGATCAATCAAATGAATCCCTGGAAGATTCCTATGATCCTCATGTGTGGCCTGATACACTTGAACCCGACCTGTCTCATCCCCCTCTTCATCCTTCAAAGTAACACACCCAAGATAATGAGGTTTACCCCCTTTGGCTGTCCACTTCTGCCAAGCAGGTGCTACGACATCTCTCTCGTAATCCATTCCACCCATTCCAGGTTCTGTTGGACCTTGAGCACTGGCTTCACTAGTCATCTTCTTGTTTTCAGTTAAATAATCCTTGTGAGACTTCACTGCTTCTAAAACAGGTTGAATAATTCTTGATTCAGACTTCACCTTGGTCTCCTTTGTCATTTCACGAATCTTAGTAATGAGATCCAATTCTTCAGGACTCACAGGTCTTTCTTGCACTGCACCTTTTCCCATTTCCTTGTCCTGGTTATCCACATCCATAAACCACTTCAGAGTAATCGCCTTAATCTCACTCGGGGGAGTAATACTTTGTAAAGCAGAATCCTTGTTCCACCGATGACCAAATTCAACAGAACACTTCACCCTCGGATCTGACTTGGAAATAATCACCAAACCTGTCGGCTTGTAACCCCCTTCATCATATCCCTGTTCCTTCGATACCTCATCATACGTACCCATCGCCTCAAGCTGCTTCACACAATCCAACATCGCCTCTTGAGTCACACCATACAGTTCCAACGTGACAGGATCAGCAACAAGCTGTTCCTTGAAAATGTAACCTTCTTTTTTTTCGTCAATTGGTCCCCAATGTGCCCTTGCTACTGCAAGTTCCCTACCTACAATTTTATTCTGATCGGGAGATTCCATGATTATTTTTCTCCATCCATGATTTTAAACGTTGTCTTCCCACTGCAATCATTGCATGGAAGTCCTTCAGGTATCCCACAGTCACTACCTGCATGTAATCTGACTCATCCTTAGACCATAAAACACAACTAAAGTGCTCCGCATCCAAAATCAGATAAGACTTTAAAACGTATTGTTCCTGATCAATAGTCACAAAATGCCGAAGAACAATACCATCTTTTCCCTTAGTCCTTTCTGAATGATACTTTAATTTCAACTGCTTTAAAATAGATTCAACAATATCCTTAGCCTTTTTCTCAAGTTTACTCTCTTTTTCTTGTGGAGGTTCATGAGCAAATAAAGACTGAAGAAACCCCTTGATCTGTTCGGCTTCTGACAAAATGTCCAGACTCATAAGAAACCCTCTAAGTCGTAAATCACCCGATCTAAGATATGAAGCTTCTTCGGATCAAAAGATTTCCTCGCTTGTGTCAAAGAATCAATCGCACTCCTAATATGAGTACACTTCTGATCCTTTCGATCTTCAGTCACTTCTTTACTTTTATCCTTCAAATACTCAAGAGCCTGATAAACCGATTCATACCGTTTCGTGTCTAGGTCAATCCCTAAGTCTTCTTTTTGTGGAATCTGCGCTTTTCGGTCATCTAAAAAAGTCTTGACTTTTTTGTCATCAGCCAATGACACCTCTCGACCTACAGCTTGAAGAGCTAGGTTCACAAAAGAATTCTCATCAAACTTAACCAAATCCTCAGCCGTTAAATCCGCTTCTTTCCAAAACCTGTTTAAGTTCATCACCATTTGATAAGCAGGTCTTCGGTCTACAAAAGTCCAAATGTCCATGTCATTTTTATCGAAATAATCCCAAACGCTATCTAAAATCGGAAGCCCAGGTTCAATCACCTTCTCAGCTATTTGTGGATATTCCTTTTGTGCAATGTCTACAAACGCATCACAAAACAAAATCAATGCTAAATAATCCCGATAATCCAGTCCTGATATCTTAGCTGCTTCAAAAAGATTATAACTTTTTTCGATCAGGTTATCCATGTTATCCGAGGATTCCTCCATCGGGACCTTGTGCCCAAAATAATTCTTGATTCAACTTTTCCATCTCTTCCTTCGCTTCATCAATCAAAGTCCTACCATCCAAAGTAACAGGTCCCCCCGCTGCAGGTAAGGAATCATACTTCGATCTCGACCTTCCTACCACTTCCTTTACCTTGCATTTCACCCACCGAATAAAAAACTCCTCATCCTTATCCATTAAATGAGAAGGATCAAAATCAGTCAGTTTCAACTGAACCAACATATTCCCTGTCGGTGTTCCACCCCGTGCCGTAATATGAAGTAACCTAGTCTGTTGCTCATAATACCATTCAGGTTCCACACTAAACACTCGCTTACGTTGTTCTGTAAACTGAAGTAACTGAGCAAATCCAGAATAGTTTGTCAGTCCTGATCCCATCGAAAGAAGGGTATTGGGTCCATAAGGAATCACATCAAAGAAGCCTAAAGTAAAAAATGCCGCTACATCTGTTGGAACCGAAAAAATCACATCCAGTACCTGTGCCACATCATTGTGCATGTGATACTCAAGTTGACCCTCAATCACAGGAACATAACGCCAAATCACAAAACCTTTTCTTGCAGTAAACCAACGCTTCGCTTCTTTAATAATATTGTCAAACTGAGTATCAGTCAGTTCAACCACCACATACCCATCAGGTCCACCACCCAAATCTGAAATTGACTCTTGACGCATCTGTGTTAAAGAAGTTGGCATTCTTTACTCCTTCTTTAAAGATTTTAATCTTTTTAAATTTCTTTTCAAATCATGCTCCAGGTGACGAGTTGATTGAATACCATATTCCATCTCGAACTCTCCTAACTCATCTGGTTCTAATTGTTGCTCAATATCAGTTATCAGGTCTGCTATACCTTTCTCTGTTACTGGTGTTTCTTCATACCAAAGAAGATCTTTCTTTTCAGTTAAGTTAGCTTTTGATTTTTTTGACTCTTCAGGTTCTTCCTTTTCAGGTTCAGTCTCTTCAGGTTCCTCAGTAGGTTCTTCTTCCTCTTCTTCCTCATCTGGTTCCTCTTCAGGTTCTTCTCCAGAAAAAAGAGTCGCAATCTCCTTCAGACACCCTTCCACTTGCTTCAGAAGTTCTTCAGCCTGTTCCCCAAAAAGAGTCACAAGCTTGTCCTTATGCGCTGGTTTTAGCATCTGTGTCACTGCTAATTGAGAATTAAGAGCACTCTGCTGAGCTATTGCCATGAAGGATTGAATCTCGTCATACTCCTCTCCCTCAGTCCCAACATCCGTGTCCATGTCGGCTATTCCTGTGTCTACCTCAGTATCTAGGAATCTTTCAGCTAAACCCGTTACACCCTTGACTATCTCGTCAACCCTATCTTCCATGACCACCTCGTTTAAAGCACTAAGGAATCCCCAAAAGTTGTGGCCAAACAGGAATCCCCTAGTACCTTAATTCCTAATGTAACTCGAAATGACAGAACAAAAAAGAGTAAATAAAAAAGGGTAGATTCGTTAGAACCTACCCCTTCTCGGAGTTATATGTATGACAAACAAACTAATAACAACTTAATACAAGGTGTTACCTGGACCAAATGCTCCTGCACTTAAGGTGCTGAGGTTGTTCAATGTAAGAACTCCCACAAACTCTGTACGTGCAAAAAGCTTTGAATAACGAGTTCTGATACCTTTTCTGAATCTGAAGTCATTGGGATCAAGAAACGTGCTAGAACATTTTGTTAACTCACATTTCATTTGGTTATTGTGTGAGATCAGACTGTATATCCTTCTCAAAAAGAAGCCCTTGTCAGTCGTTCGAGCGGAGTTCTTATGGTTTCCGCTTCGGTCTTGTCCACTTCTGGATTTTAACCGAAATTCGGGATTATGCAGCACAGAATTGCTCCTCTGCTGGGCAACTATCGTTTACCTGGAGGGGCACATACGGTGCCCAAACATACGAAGCATCCACAAATGAAGATCCCTTGTAACCGATCACCACTTTATTCACGGTTAAATAAGGATCTTTGTAAGCCATGTATCGACCATTTATGGTTCCCATCTTCTGGATAGCCCACGACTGAGGAGTCTCTGCCTTAGCAAATGCTTCAGCATCTCCTGCAAAAATAGGTCGATAAAATGCATCCGTGTACAACTGTTCAATGGAAGCTGCGAAGTCATAAGACATCACAATCCAGTTGGCAGGACCACGCAAAGTGTTTTTCCCGATCTGATTGGAAATCAATGTAATCGGAGTAAAGACACCTCGGATATGATCAAGTTCCCGAGTACCCGAAGGAACAGTCATGTCATAAATTGCACCTGTGACACCTGTTGCACCCAGTTGGAGATCATCGATAATTTCTCGGTCAATCTCCAAAGCCAGTTCGGATCCAATTCCTGCAACCAGTTCCTGTTCTGCATCACTTTAAGTTACCTTCAATTACTTGAAGTATCGGACTATATCTTCATCTGCTGAAGCAGATGCTCGGCGCTTGTAGGGATTATTGGATTACCGTCCTCACCCATGACGATAGAACATTTATAAAGCATAGTTCGATGTATCCAAGGAACTATTCTTACGAGTAACTTTCTAAAAGTAATATGAGGAAACCACAAAATAAATTTATCCTTTTTCTTGTGTATCCTCACCTCTGAACCTAGCCTTGCTTCAAAAATCACTTTAATTAAAAGTGCTTCTTGTTGATTCGAACAAATATTTAAATAACCACAAATCTTTTCAAAAGGTCTTCTACGAAAATGTAAAGACCCATCATCCATCCACCAAATCGCCATTGCATAATCATCCACACTTACTCCATTGACCCAACGAGCATTGTATTCTTTTCCACCTAGCCCAGTTGGATATGCAAGACGATAAGCTTCAGTAAAAAGTCTGTGACTTTTAAATTTCACACGACAAGATTTGTAAAACTTCCCGTGATGAATCGAACCTGGCTTATTATAAAAAACATCTTTAGTATCAAATGATGCAAGTACAAAACCTAAGTTCTGCAATTCAACTATTTTCCATTGAAGATAATCTATTTGTTTAGGACCATGAGTAAATCTCAATCTGCAATTTGATCCAGACCATTCTGGATGATTTGCATTTGGATTTTCAATCCCACCATCTCCAAACAAAAAAGCCATCATTCGTTCTAAAGTATTCATTTTTTGTTCTCTTCGGCCCGTGGCCTACTATGATTCGTCATTTTTTAGTCTCTAGTGGTTATGGATTACAATTAGGTAATTCATCCATCTTCCGACGGTATTGACCTTAAAAGGCTTTCACCGTTTTCACCGAGTTTCGAGCTTCTTGGGTCCTTGACCTCCTGGCTCTTACAAACTGTGTTACCACAGTAAGGGGGCTGATTTAAGCAGCTAACTTTTCCTTAACCCCATGTAATGCTTTTAAATCATCAGCAGCCTCTGAACTCCATAACGCCTTGATTTTACGAGACTTTGCAGTCACTGCAACCAGTGCAATATCGATATTCACAGTTGGAATCGTCGATGAACCTTCAGAATTATACTGATAGGTTGACGTGATCACAGTTCCAGCAACAGGAGCCACAGTAAAAGTCACACTTAGTGCCGTAGCACCTGTGTAATCAATCGTACCTGTCGTGATTCCAGTCCCAGTAATATTTCCTGATCCATCATCCTGTCCGACAACAGTCCCTGCTGTCACAGTAAATGATCCAGCTATCACGGGTGCCCATGCAGGAACATGGGTGCTAAACGTTTGAGTATGTCCATCACCTGTTCCAATGGTCTCACCATCGATATACTGTGCAGAATAATTCGGATTAAAATTCTGAATCAGTTTTTGACCTGCAGTGACCTGTCCTTTGGTGTTTCCATATTTCAATTCAAAATAGAATATGGCACCCACTGGAGCACTCATCACATTGTTATCGCTAAGGTTCTTTATCCTTAGCATCTCTATGTCACCATAGAGGTCAGACTATATCATCATCCAACTTATGCTGGAGTACCGCGCTCTTGAGGTTTTACTGTCCGTTCTGGACTCCATACCTTAGTCGTTGAACCTTCCAAACATTCCTGATTGGCTTGGCTGCTGATAATCTTATTAAGACTTCCCAGCAATTCACGGTATTTAAACTTGGCAGAATTACTTCCACCATCAGCCCTATGAGCATTTAAGGCTGAATTGATACAATTTCTGGTGCTATTAAACTCATTATTGTTACTCACCATTTCTGGCGGGACTAGGCTCTTTATCCCAGTCTCTTGTGGTTTCCCACAAGATCGGACTATATCTTGACCCATTTCTGGGCCTACCGCACTCGTGCGATTTACTTGACTGATGCGAATGAACTTATACGCTAAATCCTTATGTTGATATGGAGAAACAATATCTAAAAATCGATCAGTATCACCTGAACGAAGTCTTAAAATATATGTTTTCATCGATGGATGAACAGTCCATTTTAGACCATACTTCTTCATCATCCATTTACATATCATTTCCGATGTCTCCTTATCATAACAAGTAGACATCGTAAGGTTATAACTTTTGTTTTTGATCTCTTTAGTTCCACTACTTGGAACCCATCCAAGGCTTCCTTGATCCATATACCAAATTGCGAGACCTTGTGGACCAAGCATATTTAATACCTTAATCGTAGGTTTTTTCTTCCCTGTTCCATAAAGTTCATTATAAACATTA